CTGTGTATGGCGATCCTTACTCGCGGGCGTCTCGACCGACAGGGCGGCGAGCTCTTCCACGAGGGATACCAGTCGGTCTTCAGCGACAACGAGTTCTCGCACCGAGCCTGGCGCGACGGAATCGTGATCGATGCGCGCACTCGCGTGATGTTCCATCATCGGCACCCGCTATTCTCAAAGGGCCAATGGGACGCGACCTACAAGCACAACAACACGAAGGAGCGTTACGAAGCCGGCCTCGAGCTATTCAAGCAGCGCAACCCTGACGCCGATTCCAAATGGACCACGCCGTGAGCAGTCAATTCACCTACGAGTATCGCATCCACAACTCGACGGACGCGCTGACTTCGCGCGACCGCACGATCCGCGCGCAGTACGATCACGCCTACGTCGCGCGCTATGAGAAGTATCCCGAGCGCGAGCTCTCGGAGATCCGCGCTGCGCTGTTCCGTCGCTTCTTTCCAGAGGCGTTTATCGTCTGCGACATCGGCTACGGAACCGGCGCGTTCCTGCGGGCGGTCAACGATCGCAGTCCTTGGGTCCATTGCTGGGGCTACGACGTTTCCCCATATCCCGCGCCGTCGTTCGTGCGCGTGGATCCCGAGTGGCAGCGGACACGCTGGCCGGTGCTGACGTTCTTCGACTCGCTTGAGCACTTTGACCAGCTGCCGCGGTTCGAGGCCGATGGTGCGATCGTCTCGGTCCCGTGGTATCACCCAGCGCTCGGCGCGGAATGGTTCTACAACTGGAAGCACCGCCGCCCAGGCGAGCATCTCTGGCACTTCACGCCGGAAACGCTGGCGAACGTGATGGAGATCAATGGGCTTCGTCCGGTCTTCATCGGCTCGCCCGAGGACGCGGTCCGCAAGAATGATGGTGACTGGCCGAACATTCTCACAATGGTCTTTAAGGCGTGAGAATCTGCATCGTCTACCATCAGCGCCTCGGCGACATTATCCGCGTCCTGCCGATTGCGCGGCATCTGGCGAGCCAAGGCCATTCCGTCTACGTCGAGTGCCTCGAGCATTACTGGGGGCTGTTCTCCTGCGTGAGCTACGTGCGGCCGTCGGACCCGAAGCAGCGCGACAAGATGCGCTTCGGCCGCGTGCTGGAGCTCGAGATCTGGCCGCACCGCTACGACGAGTACCGAGTCAGCGGCAAGCCGTGGGGCGACTTCGTCTTCGGGCTATTCCCCGAGTTCGCCCAGCTGAACCAGCGGCCGGAGTTCGACTTGATCGATGAGCAGCCGCCGCTTGAGGACTACAGCTTCAGCCGCGAGATCTGCCTTCTGGCGCCGTTCGGCTACTCGCAAGGCAAGCAGTACCACGCCGGGGCGCTGATGGAAGCCTGCCGGCGGGTCGCCAAGCGGCCGATTGTGTTCCTCGCGGACGAGGCGCAGGAGGCCAAGCTCCTGACCTGGCGCGTGCCGCAGACGATGATCCTGCGGGCGAAGTCAGCGGCGCACTTGCCTAGGATCATCCGCGATTGCGAGGAGATGTTCACGATCAACTCCTCCCCGTGCATCATCGCCGGCGCCGTGAGGAAGGAGTTCTGGCACGTCTCGTCTGGCGTCGCGCAGGACGACGCCTTCTCGCCTGCCTCGCGAGTTGTGACAGTTGGCGATTAAGTATGGCCGCAGTCCGCGACTTCGATCCCGTGCAGCTGGCGCTCGACCAGGGCGCCATCTTGGAGCAAGCCGGCATCACGTTCTCATACCTCGGCAGCACGATCACCGGCGTATGGTCTTCAAGCCGGAACCTTTTTGACGAGTTCGAGGATCAGCGCCGGGATGACGTGAAGTTCACGGTCTTCTTCACGACCTCCTCGGTGACTGGAACGCCGGCTCAGAGTCAGACGCTGGTGCGGGCCGGCACGACCTACTTCGTGGAGCAGGTGCGGTTCGACGCGGAGGGCGCGGGCTGCGAGATCGATATCGTGAAGGTGATATGATCGATGTCACGCTCAACTCTGGGAAGCTCGACTTGGCGCTTGAGCGGCTGGCGCAGTCGGCGCGCGTCGATCTAGGCAAGGTCATCAAGCAGGAGGGCGGGAACGTGGCACGGTCAATTATGATGATTCTGCCGCCGACCGGACAGCACGAGCACCGGAAGAGCAAAAAGCCGGTAAGATCCGGTCTAACTACGGCCGCAAAGGAGCAGGGCGAATACGCGATCAAATCGGATCTTTTCGGCGGAAGAACTCGCCGCATCAAAAAACAGATTACGACGCTCGGCATCTTCCAGCGGATCGGCAGTTCTAAGGTTACGCCGCCGAAGAGAGCGCGGACTGAAACCGTCAACGTCCGTCTGGGATGGGAGACGTCCAAGACGATTCGCATCTACTGGAAATACTGGCAGCAGAACGCATCGGTTCAGACGATGCGGAACTTTCATTTGAAGTATCGCGACCGCTACGGACGCATCGGCTACGTTGACCGGAATCCGATTGGCCGCTGGCAGGTGCAAAGTCAGATGTGGATCAGCGATGCATCCGCCGACCGTTATCTCAACTCCGTCCAGTCAAAGGTCGGCTGGGCCAAGGCTGGATTTGCCGCGGCCGCTCTCGCCACCGGCCAGCGCGTGCCAGCCTGGGTCCGTCGTCACGCGGCGCGGGCTGGCGTCGAGTCGCACAACTTCACCAGCGATAAGCCGTTTCTGACCGGGACCGCGGTCAATATTAAGGTTCCGAATCCAGATCGCTACGTGAATGATGCGCTGGAGTTCCGCGCGAAGATCACCTTGAAGAAAGTCGACGCCATCCTCGCCAACCGCGCCGTAAACCTTGGATTCGCTCGCATCACCGGGGCCGGCGTCGTGCAGGAGAATATGCCACGATGAGCACCCGCACCAACATCCGCAACGCCATCGGGCTAAAGCTGACGCAGGCCGGCGTCGTGCCCACGGCTAATCTCCTAAAGGGCCGGAACAACACGCTTGTCTCGACGAGCTTCCCGTCCGCCGCCGTCTACGCGGTCAACGAGCAAGTCGAGGTCCGCACGCTGGCGCCGTCAAATCGGACGCAGTACCGGACGCTGCAAGTGATGGTCGAGTATTTCACCGCGGAGGCGGCCGGCTCAGCAACGATCATCGACGACCTCTTCGACACGGGCTCGGCTGCGGTCGAGGCCGCGGTGCTCGCTGACGTGACTCTGGGCGGCGTCTGTGATGACCTACTTCTGACGTCCGTCGATTATGTGATCGAGCCTGACGAAGAGCGTCGCTGGGGCGTCGCTCGTCACACCTTCTCCTGCATCTATTTAACCACCGACTAAAATGGCGAACCACTTAGGCCGCGAAGGCACCGTCAAAATCTCGTCGACCACCATCGGCGAGCTCCGCAACTACTCCTTGGCTCACTCCTCCGACGTCGTCGAGGACTCGGTCATCGGCGACACCTACCGCACGCGGAAGGCCACGCTGAAGACCTGGAGCGTCAACGGCGACCTCTACTGGGACGAGACCGATGCCGGCCAGATCGCGCTGACCATCGGCTCGACCGTGACCGTCAACCTCTATCCCGAGGGCATCGCGTCGACGTCCACCTACTACACCGGAGGCGGCATCGTGACGAAGTTCGACATCAGCGCCGCGTTCGACGGAATGGTCGAGGGCTCGATCAGCATCGAGGGCAACGGCGCGCTGTCCACTTTGACGGTTTGAGGTGAAGGATGGATGCTATTGACCTAGTTCGCGAACACTTCGCCTCGCTCGGCACCAAGAAGATTGAGGTGCCCGAGTGGAAGCTGACGATCCACGCCACTCCCGTCACGCTGGCCGAGAAGGCGCGCCTCTACAAGAAGAGCCGCGAGAGTGATATGGAGCTTCTCGTCGACATCCTGTTGATGAAGGCGACGAGCGAGGACGGGAAGAAGCTCTTCACCATCGAGGACAAGGCGGTGCTGCTCAATCGTGCGGACTCCAACGTCCTCGCGCGAGTGGCGAACGCTATCCTAGCCGACGATGCGCCGAAGGCTGAAGAGCTAAAAAACTAGCCGGCGGCGAGGCTGGTGCCGACCTCCTCGCCGTCTATGCGCTCGCGGATCGTCTCGGCAAGTTCGCTTACGAAGTCCTCCAGATGCC